CAAATTCTATCCTTTCTGGTCCAATTGCTATTGACATTTATCAAAATAGGATTCGTTTCTTTGAAACAAATAGTCCTAATCGCGGAGCATTTATCAATCTAGCTTCTACTAGTGCTGGTGCTGCTACCGATCTTCTAGCGTCACCATCAGCAACAGATACAGTAGCTAGAAATTCGGCAGGTGCAGCATTTGATAAAGCTAACGCTGCCAACGTTCTGGCATTCAATGCTCTTCCAAATACAAACGGCGTAGTATTTAATGGAACTTTAACTGCGAGTGCAAATCTTTCAGCAGATAAAATAATATCGACAAACAACGGCAATGGTGAAAACTTCAGACTTGGTGATGATGCTTGGATCGGCGATACAAATATTGCTAATGCTTTTCGTATTAAAGGTCAACAAAACGCATCAATTGGTTACGTTATATTTGGACCAAACGACGGCAAACTTTTAGGTCGTGATGGTACAGGCCCCCTAACATATGACGGCAACAATGTTTGGCACGCTGGTAATGATGGAACGTCTTCGGGTTTAGATGCCGATCTGCTTGATGGTCAACAAGGTTCATATTACGCCATAGCTACTGATAGTGCTAATGCATTCAATAAAGCCAATGGTGCCAACGTTTTAGCATTCAATAGTGCTGCTGGTGCCAATGCTTGGGCTAACACAATAGGCATATATGCAAATGCTTATGCAAACGTTATTGGAACAAGATCGAATAACTTTGCTCTTTCTCTTGGAACTCAGTTTGATAGTATCAACACTTATGTTTTGAACACAGGTACTGCTGTTAATGCTTATGCAAACGTTATTGGAACAAGATCAAATAACTATGCTCTATCCATTGTTGGTCCAGCATTTGATAAAGCCAACTCAACGACATACACATCAAATGTAGTAATTTCTGTTACTGATAACACTAATGCGGCACTAAGAATTACTCAGACAGGTACTGGTGATGCAGTAAGAGTGGAAGACAGTGCAAATCCAGATAGCACTCCATTCGTCATTACGGCAACAGGTGATGTTGGTATTGGTGTAACATCTCCCGATACAAAACTCGCAGTTGTAGGTAGTGGTCAAGGACTCAATTTTAATACTGCCGATAATCTTGGCGCATCAATTCTTGTTGGTGATAGCGGAACAGCAGCTCAAAATGGTGGTTCAATTGTATTCTCTGCATTTTCTGAAGCATGGAAATTTGCTGCTATTAAATCACATGTTTTAAATGGCACATCAAATACAGTAGGCGACATTTCTATTCTTACTCGTCGTGTCACGACAGATTCAACATTAACAGAAACAGCGAGATTTACATTTACAGGTAACGTTGGTATAGGAACAAATAATCCGCAATACAAACTTGACGTTTCTGGCGCAGTAAATGCTTCGGCCTTTCTAATTAATGGTATTCCTGCTCTTCCAAATACATCTGGCATTTCTTTTAATGGAAATCTAAATTTTCCAAATGGTAATGTATCTATCGGTTCAACCACATCAGAAGGTCTTCTAACTCTTAGAGGTTATACTGGAGGCACTGTAGGTTCTGTTGTCGATAATTTTACAAAAACTCTTGTTATCGGTGGCGCTTATAATCAACCTTATAATTCAGGCAATACAGTACTACTTCACATATTAGACTATGATAATGATACTGGTTCTGATGTTTATCCTGTCTACATTGAAGATGAAAACAACATTGTTGACTTTTTCATAAACGCAGGAAATAACGGAACAATTAGCACGAAAAAAGTATATGTTGGAGGAAATTTAGGTATTGGCATTACATCTCCAACATCTAAGTTGCATGTTTCTGGCACAGCAAATATTACCTCTTCACTAGAAGTATTAGGATCAAACATAACATCTGCAATTGCAGCAGGCAACACGTTTACACATACTATTGGTGGCGCAGCATTTTTCCAAGCTAATCAAGCCTTCGCTGATGCTAATACTGCTGAAACATGGGCAGCAGGAGCCTTCTTAAGAGGTAACGTTGCATGGCTTCATGCCAATGCAGCATTTTTCCAAGCTAATCAAGCCTTCGCTGATGCTAATACTGCTGAAACATGGGCAGCAGGAGCCTTCTTAAGAGGTAACGTTGCATGGCTTCATGCCAATGCAGCATTCTTCCAAGCTAATCAAGCCTTCGCTGACGCTAATACTGCTGAAACATGGGCAGCAGGAGCCTTCTTAAGAGGTAACGTAGCGTTTAGTCAAGCAAATCAGGCATTTGCTGTTGCGAATGCGGCACTACCTTCTTCATCGTATACAGCAGCAGATGTTTTAAGCAAATTATTGACTGTTGATGGTACAGGATCATTATTAGATGCCGATCAGCTGGACGGTTGGCATCAGTCAGAACTTGGAGGAAAACAGTTAGCAGCCGCTTCTGTAGGAACAGGTACTACGGCAGATTATAGTTGGGTTACTGCAGGATCTATAAATTGGTCAGGGCCGGCACCTGTTCATCTTAGTGTTATGCTTAGAGGTCTGAGTCATGGCGCAGCAACTTCTCAGCCACTTAGGATTCAGTTTTCGGATGATAAGGGTGTAACGTTTACGACAGCAATAAACATTTCTCCGCCTGTTGCGGCTTCTACAGCATTAAACGGACACATACTTGTTTACAGACCATCTGCAACAACATCAACTAAAGTTATAGTATGGAATACAAGCCCACAAGATCGCTCTAGTTCAAATGTAGGAACATGGGAACTTCCAGGCGCTGGCGGCACGGCAGCATTGTCTAATGTTAGATTTGGTTTTGCTTCTGGTAATTTTGACGCAGGAACAGTTTATGTCTATGCTTATAGTTAAGGAATAAAAATGACAAAATACTTTCACACTGTAATTACATTAGATGGAGTTTTTGAAGTTCCTTTTACTCAAGAAGAAGCGACTGAAAGAGAATTACAAGAATTTCATGCTACTTGGGCAGGTCTAAGATTTGAAAGAGATCAGAAGCTACAAGAAACTGACGTTTTGGTCTTGCCTGATCGTTGGATGAGATATACTCCAGAAAAGCAACAGGCCATATCAGATTATCGACAAGCTCTCAGAGATTTGCCAGATACAGTAGAAGATCCATTCAATTTTACATGGCCAGAACCACCTAACATATAAATACTCTATAAAGAGGTAAAAAAATGGCTATACCAGCAAGCAGAGAACAACACAAAGATTGGTGCCTAAGACAATTGGGTCATCCAGTTATTCAGATCAACGTTGATGATGATCAAGTTGATGACTGTGTAGACATGTCTCTACAATACTTTCAAGATTTTCATTTTGATGGAGTAGAACGTTGGTATCTCAAGCATAAACTTACTGCCGAAAACATTACCAATCAATACATTCCAATCACAGAAAACATCATTGGTGTAAATAGAGTTTTTCCTGTAAGCACGACTAACGCCACGATCAATATGTTTGACTTGCGCTATCAGTTGCGCCTACATGAACTGTATGACTTTACATCCACATCATATGTCAACTATGTTTTGACAATGCAGCACATTCGCACACTGGACTTGCTATTTTCTGGTGAACAACCAATTCGTTTCAATCGTCATACCGACAAGCTATATTTGGACATGAACTGGGCAATGGTTCAGCCAGACGAGTGGCTAGTTATTGAAGGTTTCATAATAGTCGATCCTGACACATATACTGATGTGTGGAATGATAGAATGCTCAAGCGTCTGACAACTTCTTATATCAAGAGAGTTTGGGGCAACAATATGAAGAAGTTTGGTGGTATGCAGTTGCCTGGCGGTATTACTATGAACGGTCAGCAAATCTATGACGAAGCTGTTGCCGAAATTAAAGAAATAGAAGACTTAATCCGTAACACATACGAAGAACCACCTCAGTTTCTTCTTGGATAAGACATGGCAACCTCAAATTATTTCAACAATTTTAATCCAGCAACGACAAACGAAAATCTTTTACTAGAGGATTTGATTGTTGAATCTATTCAAATTATGGGACATGACGTTCAGTATCTTCCTAGAGAAGTATATGATTCTGCTGATGATGTATTAGGCGAGAGTGTCAATTCCAAATTTAGTCGTGCATACAGAATGGAAATGTATCTAGCCAACGTTGAAGGTTATGAAGGCGACGGCGACTTCTTCTCTAAGTTTGGTCTAGAAATTCGTGATACATCAAACTTTGTTATTTCTCGTAGAACGTTTGAAAGATATGTTCCAAAAACTATCGCTATCAGACCTCGCGAAGGCGATCTGATCTATGTTCCTTTGTTAGCTAAAATTTTTGAAATCAAGTTTGTTGAAGAAGAACTGCTATTCTTCTCACTAGGCAAGCGTAATCCTTATATATATGAATTGCGCTGTGAAGTCTTCCGTTATAGCAACGAAGACTTTGAGACAGGAGATGATGCAATTGACGCGATTGAACATTCTTCTGGATATACCATTCAGCTTACATTTGGCAGCGGATCTGGCAATTACATTCTTGACGAAAATGTTTATCAGGGAGCAAATCTTGCTTATGCTACAGTGGTTGCCGAAGTCAAGCATTGGATTCCAGAAAACAAGATTTTGGAAGTTGTAAACATCAAGGGAGCATTTAGTAATACTCTACCTGTTATTGGCGTCACATCAAACACTCGTTATACTCTAACAAGCAGTGATGATTTGGCAGACTTAGTTGATTATGATGATAGTGATAACAGAGTTATTCAAAATGAGGCCGCTACATTTATTGATTTGAGTGAAATTAATCCATTTGGAGTTCCATAATGCTATCAAGTCAATACTTTTATCATCAGCTAACTCGTAAGTATGTTATTCTTTTTGGTAATATGTTCAATACTATTACCGTAATGAGAAAGAACAAGGAAACTGGCAGTGAAATAGAACGCTTTAAAGTGCCTATCGTATATGCTCCAAAAGAAAAGTACTTTTCACGACTAAGAGCGGATCCTGATTTGAACAGACCTATTCAGGTTTTGCTTCCTCGCATGTCGTTTGAACTTGTTGGCTTTCAATACGATGCTACCAGAAAACAAAACTCTCTAATAAGAAATAGTAGTGCAAACACTTCAAGCAAGTTTGCAACTCAATACATGGGTGTACCATACAATCTATCTTTCGATCTTCAAATATATGCTCGTAATGTGGACGATGGTACCCATATTGTTGAGCAAATTTTACCTTATTTTGCTCCTGGTTATACGATCACGGCCAATGTTATTCCTGAGATGGACTTTCTCAAAGACATTCCTATTGTTTTGAACAACGTAACAAACACTATTGAACATGAAGGTAACTTTGACTCTGTTAGATATGTTTCATGGACACTCAACTTTACAATGAAAACATACTATTTTGGTCCAGTTGCCACTCAGGGTATCATCAGAAAAGTCTTTACAAATATCTATCATGATGATAGTCTTCAAGCAGGATCTATTGTTCGTGTTAACACAAACAACGGAAATAATGGAACATATAAGATAGATGATACTGTCTATCAGGGCGGTAACTATCAGACTGCTACAGCATTCGGTAAAGTATTTGCATGGAATGCAAACACAGGCAAGCTTGTGATTACAGGCGCACAAGGTACGTTTACGACAAACAGTAAGATTATAGCGGTATCTACGAATGCTTCTTACAATCTTTCATCTTTTGAAGCAGCTCCGCTCAAGTTGGTTGAGATCAAGATTGAACCTAATCCTATTGATGCTGAACCTGAAGATGATTACGGATATACAACAACTATTACAGAGTGGCCTAATACAATATGAGTAAGACACATGATGCGCTAAGTGAAGCTCTTGGTATAGAATCTTCAAAAAGTGTGGAAATTATACCGCCAAAGAAAGAACAGGAAGTTATAGTCAATACTCCGCATGAGGAAGATGACATAAAAGCCGACTATAATCTTTCTCGCAGAACTTTTCGTGATTTGATTAGTAAAGGCAATCAAGCTATTGAAGGCATTACCGACTTGGCTAAAGAGTC